TTAGAACCTCCGATACGAACATTGATGATACCATTATAATAGTCGTCAACTTCAAGTACTTTTCTCTCAAACTGTTCCTTTGCTTCTAGGTAACTTGCTACACCTCTACTAGGGCAATAATACAGTATTTCTCTAGTAAATTTATCTTCGCCGTGTTTCTCTACATCAGCGATTAATTTTTCTGAAGAACCCCAATAGGTTTTCCAGTCACTTTCCTTTGTGCCTCTTCTCTTATTCTTTCGACCTTTGAGTGGTTTCTTCGTGGTTTTGAATTTTGCTAACTTCTTACCTACATACATCATGCCATTTGTAGTATTTGTTATCAGATATACAAATGCCTCACAATCTTTAGGCAGTTCTTTGACTAGTTTGCCTTGATACGACCAACTCATTATCTCTCCATTTCTTTCTCAACTGTATGTAGTATTCGTCTGTTGTACACAAATCTCTATATGTCTTAAATATTCTAGCCGAGATTGCCTTTTGACTTGTCAATGCGTCTTTCTCTTGTGGTAGTATCTTGCCGTCCTTATACTTCTTACCATCTTTGTGATTGGCATATCTTCTTGCCCTAGTAAAACCCATTTCTAAAAACTTTCTACACATATCCATACCCACAAAATCTTTATTACATCTATAATCTAGGTATAGATCAAATATCTTTTGTGCCGATTGTTGTGCTATATATGGTGTCTTGAATTTCCAGTGTTTACAGATGTCGTTTGTGTAAGGTCTGACAAGTAATACACCTTGTTCACCACGACCTATCCTATATCTAGTATCGTTAGGTTCAAATAATATGTTTTTATAATCTAGTTTATAATCAAATTCAATCACTTAATTCCAATCTTCGTATCTATCCTCGACATGACTAATCTCATCATTATCTTCTTTCTCCTCACCACAGAAAGGACAAAATCTTTCTATGTAATCTTCTTCAGGAAGATCATGCTTCACCTCATATGAGGCACCACAGTTTGTACAGGTCTTTTTTTCTTCTATCATTAGAGTTTAAATCCTTTAAAGCTATCTTTTTCAACATCTTGTTTTATACCCCCTACAACATAACTTTCGATTTCTGTTTCTTGAGGAGCATTCTGTAATCCACGACTATTCAACCAGTGTCTTGTCCATGGTAGTGGATTGTTTGTGACTGGTTGATCGTAAACTGCCTTTAATCCTATTGATCTCAATCTTCTATTTGCCATATATTCTACATATTGATTCAATAGTTTATCATTTAAACCTATCATTGAGCCCTTATCAAATAGATAAGTCGCCCAATCTTTCTCTTGTTGTACTGCGTCATCATACATCTTATATACTTCTTTTTCATTCTCTTTGATGACCTTCAACATCTCCTTATCATTCTCTTTGTTTCTATAATTATTAATCATATTCTGCGACACGGCAAGGTGTAAGTTTTCATCTCTTGCAATTAGAGATATGATCTTTGCACTACCTTCCATAAGTTTTAATTCACCAAAGGCAAACGAACAAGCAAATGATACATAGAATCTTATACCTTCAAGTATATTAACATTGATTAGTGTAAGATATAATAATCTTTTAAGTTCTTTCATATCACCTTTGCCTGTTAGATAATATCTATTTGCATATGTTATAAACTTATCGTATGCGTCTGTCACAGTTTTTGCTCTCGCCATGATTTCTGGTGTATCAATAATAGTATCTAATACTTCTGTAGGATCAGGATATACATTTTTCATTATGTAAGTATATGATCTACTATGTATCGTTTCACTAAAGTCCCATGCAACTAGCATAGATTCTAATTCAGGTAGACTACAATAAGGTAGAAATGCCAGACATGGACCACGACCTTGTACACTATCTAATAGTGTCTGATACTTTAGATTAGATGTAAAGATATGTTTTTGTTCTACACCTAGAGAAGCGTAATCGTTTCTATCTTTCTGTAAAGATACCTCTTCAGGTCTCCAGAAGAAACCTAGTTGTTGTTGATTCAACTTCTCAAAAATAGGATATTTTTGTTGGTCAAATCTTTGCGTGTTAGGTTCCTCACCGAAAAACATCGGTTGTTTCATCCAATCTACTTTTTTTGTATTAAATGTTTTCATCTTTTTTTCTTTTTCTCTCCATCTCTAGTCGTTCTTTTTTGTGTAATCTACTTTGTTTGAGACCTATCGCTAATATTTTTTCATCTTCTTCAATAACTTCGTGAAAATATTTTTTAGATCGCACAGGCGTCACAGTTTTCTTCGTCATCTTCTTTTTTCTTTTCTTCCTCTACACCATCATGCCAACCGACAGGATGTACAGGTTCATCTATTTCAGTTTTAGCGTCATATGTATTCTGATAATATGCCGTCTTCCAACCTAATTTATATGTAGTCAATAAATCTTGTGCCATAGTTGATAGAGGCACCTCACCATCTTTGTAGTTCTCTGGATTATAACTCCAGTTACCACTAATTGCCTGGTCAAAATACTTCTGCATTATAGCAATGATGTTAATATAACCTTCATTACCTTTCATGTCCCACAATAATGTATAAAAATTTTTAAGTCTATTATAGTCAGGTACTATTTGTTTCAAAGGACCTTTTTTAGACTTCTTAACTGATAAGTAATCTCTTGGTGGTTCTACGCCGTTTGTTGCGTTAGATACAACGGAAGATGACTCACTTGGCATTTGTGCCGATAATGTTGAGTGTCTTAATCCGTGTTCTTTAATCTCTTTTCTTAACCACTCCCAATCATAAGTATATTTTCTACTTACAATATCGTCTAATTCTTTTTTATAGGTATCTATTGGTAGTATACCATCGCTATATTTAGTCTTTTCGAACCATAGACATTTACTTTTTTCTTTCGCAAGATTATTACTTGCCTTTAATAGATAGAATTGAAACGCCTCTGTCACTTTATCAACAAGTTTTGCTGCTGTTTTATGTTCATAACTTACTTGATTCTTAGCAAGATAGTGTGCCAGACCGATATAACCTATACCTAATGATCTTCTCGCCTGTGTAGATATCTTTGCCGCCTCGACAGGATATTCTTGATAATCTATGATCTCGTCTAACGCCCTAACTGATAGGTCACATAGTTCCTCTAGTTCATCTATCTCTGACAATAGACCTAGGTTGATGGCAGATAGAATACATAATGCAATCTCACCCTCTTTATCGTCTATGTGTTGTATAGGTGTCGTAGGTAGTGTGATCTCTTGACATAGATTAGACATATAAACTTTGTCTTTGAAAGAGCTGTGTGTATTACAATGGTCAATATTCATTATATAGATACGACCTGTTTCTGCTCTTTCTTTGAGTAAATCCATAAACAACTCTTGGGCACCTATTGTAGATTTAGGTACAGATTTATCTTTTTCATACTTTAAATATAGTTCATCAAATTCAGGCATACCGTATGCTTCGTATAAACCTGGTGCATTATGAGGAGAGAATAAAGTTATATCTTCATTCTTGATAAATCTCTCATAAAATAGTTTTGATATCTGTATAGAGTAATCTAATTTTCTAACTCTATTATCCTCCGTGCCTTTATTATTTTTTAAGACAAGTATATCTTCTATCTCTTGGTGCCATATAGGAAAGTGTACAGTTGCACTACCACCCCTTACACCGTTTTGTGTACAACATCTAACAGTTGCCTCAAACTTTTTAAGAAAAGGTATAACACCTGTGTGTTGTACCTCACCACCTCTAATTCTACTATTAATACCTCTAATACGACCTGCATTGATACCAATACCTGCTCTTTGTGCTACATATCTACCAATCGCCATATCACTTGAAAAGATACTTGGTAAAGTATCATCACTATCAACTAATACACAACTTGCAAATTGTCTAATAGGTGTTCTTACACCTGCCATGACAGGAGTAGGAATGTTAATTTTAAATTTACTGATTGCGTCATAGTATCTTTTGACATAACTTAATCTTGTGTCTTTAGGATATTGAGCAAACAATGTGGCAGCGATCATCATGTACATAAACTGTGGTGTTTCATATATGTCACCTGTGCTTCTATCTTGTACAAGATACTTATCCATAACTTGTCTTAAACCTGCATAGGTAAATTTGTAATCTCTCTCGTGTACAATCCACATACCCATTCTATCTACTTCTGATTCAGTATATTGTACTAGT